GTTGGGTTATAATTAACACACCGCTGCAGCCATACATCGACAAAATTACAGATCCAACCAGGAGGAAGGTTGCACCACTTAACCGTGCTGCCCTTGCTCAACACAAAGATGATGACAACTATCACTTTGTCCATAGACCCCATTTAGTCTATAAATTGGTCAGCAGCCTTATTATCAACCCCGACGTATCACCTAAAGTCGCGAAACCGCGATACTGGTACTATGCAATGCGATCGTTACAAACTATGTGGTTATTAGAACATCATCACCCGTTGCAACACGACACTCACCGATTGACCAAATACCACACTGTGAGCTACGAAACGTATCTGCAGAATACTAAATACGCTGAAGATTTCGCTGACCAACCAATCTTGTCTTACTTCATACCACAACGTCTTTACTCTGCAATGAGATCACGTCCTGCTCCTTTCGATATAACGCTTGGATGTTACTCTGACGGATTCATCATGTACAGGAAAAACAACCCTGCTCCCGTCCATTTCTACAAATTCTTCGTTCGACACTTCGCCTACACGGTCGGTTTTTCAGCAACACTACTGAAAGGCATCTCAAGCGTATTCAAAAAACACAACCATTGGATAACGCCAACATGGCGATATTACGTTGACGCCTACATGCTGTTGCCACCTTTCCCAGAACCGCGGACTGGTGACTTTTTTGCTGAACAGCTTACGACCTGGTTTTCGCGCGAATGGAAACATGAATGGCAAGGCAATACCGCCATATTCAAATCTTTGTGGGAAAATGCAAGTCATGAAGTCAATAGCGCCTTCAATATCAAGCCTGAACCTAAAGTGCATTCACTCATCGGCACTTTGCTTGACAATATCCCCTCTATTGGCACGTCTGGTTCTGCACCCTTGATAACTAAGACTCACATGACTCCTTTTGGGTCAATGAGACTGCGACGGAACAAGAACACCCTTCTGACACAATATTCTGAAGAAAAGATTCTTTCTTCTGTTTTGAACACACTACGTTATCCAATTAACGTTGCGACCAAGCACGAAACAGGAGGTCGGAATCGTTTGATCGCTGCTGCTCCTGTTGAGAAATACTTGCAAGACAGCGCGCTTATGGAACCTTTGGAACCATGTCTAAACACACAACTCACGAATTTGTACATGTCATCCGAACAAGCTTTAATACAACGTGTAAACCGCTGCCGACTGACAGACACTACACTATCCAATCCACTAGACCTTAAATCTTGCGAAGCACAACAGAATCAATTTATCCTACAGAACACCCTCAAGTGTCTTTTCAAGCTAGCAACTAACGCTTTGCCGAACGCAAGCGATTTGCAACTTGTTGCTGACAAAATATTGAGTTCTTACTCTGCTGGTGGTATTGTCAAATACCACGACTTCTACACTGAGAACATACAGGGTAATCCTTCTGGGATACGCATAACACAGGTCTTCAACACTTTTTACAACTTGACGTGTCAAACGTTTGCTAACAACCGACTATCTGATTTTGGGTTCAAGCCGCTGATCTCTAACTTTGGCGTCGGAGACGACGCTGATAGCGCTGGTACTGATATTACAAGTATCATCTTGACCAAAATCTTATATAACGTTTTCAACTCTAAAGTTGCACTTAAAACAGATTGGATCGGCGTACTAACAACAGAATTCTTAAGGTACGTTTACACACCACAAGGCTACTTTGGTTACCCTTTCCGCATTATTCGCGCTCTCAATTTCTCCAACCCTTATCACAACTTAACATTTTTGGAACCTGCTGAGGAGCTCGAAGCTCGTGTATCGACCTTTCTAAC